TTCCTTCTCGATAAAATTCTACTTTAAGAGAAATATCTCCTGTGAGAGTTCTCTTAATTTTATATTCATATCTGATAATTTCAAGACAATGTTTTAGATAATCCCAATATGATTGATAAAACATCCAATCTCTACCAGTCATTCGTGGTTTAGGTCTAGGATTTCCTTGTATTACTATCTTCATAATTTTCTAGATATTCTTTCAATTGCTCTTTTTTGACAAAGATTCTTTCTACCAGCGCTGTAATAAAAATATTTTTAATTTTCTCTGGTGAGGTTGAAAACAGAATAATTTTTTTCTTTAGTTTAAATGCTTCCCACATTTCAATCCAAGTTCCTACTGTAAAAGTTTTTAAATCAGTAATAACTAAGACAAGATCCGCTCTTTTAATTTCTTCTAAATCATGAGAGATTATTTCTCTTTTTCTTTTCCTGTTTGTGTCAATATCAATAATTGGATTGTTTTTGAGTCCTGCTCCGATTGCTTCCCATCCAGACTCTTCAACGATTTTTTGAAATTCCTTCTTAAGAGGGATTCCTCTGTCGTCGAGAGAATCAATCGCCGAAGCAATAAATAATACCTTCCTCATAATAATAAATTATATGAAAACCAAAACTTTATGTCAACCTGTTGTGTAGAATTTGATTTGCGTTTTCGATAAATCTATTAAAGTTATCAGTTTTAATAAAGGGATTCAGGGATAGTTGACTTTTTTCAAGAAATTTTGTAAAACAAAAAACCCAGTAGCAAGCTGTTAAACTGGGTTTAATGTAGCTTCTCAAAGAAGCGAGATTAAAGCGAGTCTATAATCTTTTTCTTTCTTTTGCACAGGTATAACAGATATCTTCTTCTTCAAGCAATCCTGAAGTTTTGCCACATTTTATACAATATCTGTCTCTATCTGTATTTTCTTTGATTGTTTTTTTACAGATTTTACATCTCATAATTCTTAAAGTCTTAATAAGTCTTAATGCTTTTAGTAGACCTTTCGCGTGGCGGCTGATTGTTTTATCCTTATTCTTCTCCAACTTCTGTAAAACATAATCAAATTCATTCCAATCTATTAAGTTCTTTGGTTTTTCAAGTATCTTTTCTACGGCTCTTACAGCAGATTGAGAATCAAGAGAACTTGCATCTCTGTTAACCCATTCTTTCATTTCTTCTACAATTTCTTTAGCTGTTTCTTCAATACTATTCTGTTTTTCTAATTCTTGAGGAGCAATAAAGTTTGAACCTTTCAGTGTTTCTGGTAAGAATTCTTTTTCAAGAGCATCTATCAAAGTTCTACCATATTTTTCATCCTTCATTTTTATCTCTCCTTCGTGAGATTGAGTATTGAGATTGAGATAAAATTCTCCATACTCATCATCATTCTGGTAAAAGCATTTGTATAAGTCCCAACCGCCACCAGCATCTGAACAAGAGAAACCGTTTTCTTCTTTTTTGGCGTCAATTGCCAAAATAATATATTTAAAATCCATATTTTTAAAGAACTTGGCCGCTTGCCATAACCAGTCCTTAATGTTGCTTACTACTTGGCGAGGAAGTAATAAGCAACTTTAAGAATTTGTTATTTGATTTCTAATTCACCAGTCCCAATCCTATTAACTAATAATTCAATCTCTATTTTACACTCTAATCTAATTATCGCTTGCTTTATAATTATCTTAGAGTGTAATAAGAAATAAAATTATTTAGAAATAAACAGGAAAATGAGCTCTAATATAATCTTCTGCTTCTTTTTTATAATCTTCATCACTCATTCCAGGGTCTCTATCGCCTTGTTCATACCAATAATCTAATACTTCTTTTATTTTTCTTTCTTTTAAATCTTCATCTAATTCTTCAAACTCTAAATTGAATGCATAATTCATATTGAAAATGAGCAAGCGTTAATTTATTTTATAAGCATCAACCTTTGGTTTAGTTATGCCTATTATTGTATTATATGAAATCCAAAACCTTATGTCAACCCCTTTGGGTGGGGATAACTTTTTTTAAAGGATTTTCAATATATTTTACAGGATTATACTATATTTTCAATAAAAATAAAAGCAAAAATAAAGTATTTTGAAGGTATGAAGGTATGATAATATAGGGTAAGGTAAAAAAATAAGAGAGATGGGAAATTTCAAAAGGGAAGGTTTTTAAAAAGAAAGAAAATATAGATATAAGAGAATAACTTTAGAATTTACTTAAAGGTTTTAGTTAAGAAATACTTTAAAAAAGTATTTTAAGAAGAAAATAAAAAGGCGCTTCTGTCAAGTAAAGAAAAATAAGAAAAATAAAATAATAAGAGAAAGAAAGTCAACCTCAACCAAAAGAAACCCGCGCGCTTCAATAAAAATAAAAAAAGTAAAAAAAAATAGGTTGACAAAGGTCTATATTAATTATAGTATAAAGTAATAAACAATAAGTAAAATAAAGTAATAAAGAAAACACAAAAAGAATAAGTGTAGTAACTTAAGTGTAGTAATTTTAATAGTAATTGAATAGTAGAGTAATAGTAAAATAGTAGAAAAAAGAAGAATCAATTGAAACCCTTGGGAGAGTATAATTAGTTATCCTCTTTTAGGGGAACCAAAATGAAAAATCTCACTTAAGAGATTATCCTCTCACAGGTTTTTTACCATATCCTTGAAAGAATCTTAAGAGAGACCTCTCTCTTAGGTGAGAACCACTTTCTCATTAGAATCTCTAAGGGAGAATACTTTCTCCCGCCTGGGTGAGTTCTATTTCTAACCCTATCCTTAGAGAGAGATAATTTAAACCGTGGTTTAATCTACACATACAAATTGTCAACAATAAGAGAACCCTCTCTCTTGAGAGAGAACCCTCTCTCCCTTTGAGAGAAACAAAAAAATGGTATCTCTGAGAGGATCAACAACACAAAATGCCCCGGAACTCACAAAAATTTGTGGTTGCTGGGGAATTAAAAACGCTAAAAATGCCCTTGAAAAGTGTATTTTTCCACATAGAGGGGGCAAAATCACATTTGTTTATTAACTAACACCATCATTATGCCTGGAACAGCAAGAAAACCAAAAATTAATAAAGAGGTGTACAAGGAGATGAGATCTCAAGGGTTGAGCCAAGCTAAAGCATATGAATTAGCTGGGGGATATGCCAAAGATCCTGCAGTTTTGGCAGCAAATGCTTCTCAATATGAGAAAAGGATGCAATTGAAAGGTGATATCATAAAGATGTTAGAGGAAAAGCGTAGAGTGGCTCTTAGAGCTCTATCTCCTCAGAAAGCAAAGTCCGAATCATTTCGTAATTTAGTTATTTCAGTAGGAATTCTCACAGAAAAAATTCAACTTTTAAAAGGAAAGCCAACTCAGCACACGGCTTCCGCGGTAAAATTATATTTGCCTGAACAGAGATAGTTCAGGTTTTTTTTGATATGCTTGAATGGAGACCAAACGTAGGTAGTCAAGAGGAGTTTCATAGAAGGAGTGAATATGAAGTACTTTTTGGAGGGGCTGCTGGTGGTGGTAAATCAGATTCTCTTCTAACTGAGGCAGCAAGACAGATAAATAAAAAATATTATAGAGCTCTTTTACTAAGAAGAACATTTCCTGAACTAGAGAAATCACTTATTCTGAGATCATTCGAGTTTTTTTCTGGTCAAGGACACTGGCAAGGTACAAACAAACGCTGGGTATTTCGACAAAAAGACTGGGCTCCCAATGAATATTCGTTTATTGAGTTCGGTCACCTTGAATCAGAAAAAGATGTTCACAAATATCAATCTGCTGAGTATGATTATATCGGATTTGATGAGTTAACATCTTTTACCGAATTCCAGTATCTATATCTTTTATCTAGGAACAGAGGTACAAGACCCTGGATTAAACGATATGTTAGATCAGCAACAAACCCGGGGAATATAGGGCATTCCTGGGTAAAGAGAAGGTTTATCGATGGTGTTGACTGCGAACTTGTTAAAGAAGAAGAATATCAGAGAATCAAGAGAATTCTGAAAAATGGAACAATAGAGTTTGAACCACAGAAGATCAAAATATGGAAAGATAAAGCAACTGGATTATTGAGAACTTTCATTCCTGCAAAGGTCTGGGATAATCCTCCTTTAATTACACAGGATCCTCTGTACATTCAGAGATTAGAGAGCTTACCAGAAGCAGAAAGAAAAGCTCTTCTAGAAGGAGATTGGAATGTTTTCTCCGGACAATTCTTTAGAGAATGGAATAATAGCAAGCATGTAGTCGAACCTTTTGAAATCCCTGATAGTTGGAAGAGATTCAGATCAATAGATTATGGAAGAACAGCTCCATTTTGCTGTAAATGGTATGCTCTCGACCATGATGGGAATGTCTGGGTATATCGAGAATATTATCAAGCAGGAAGAGATGCTGATAAAAATGCTGAAGTTGTTAAAGAACTTTCAAAAGATGAAAAATATGTTTATACAGTAGCAGATTCTTCTATTTTCTCAAAAACAGGTCATGGTGAAACAATTGCTGAAATTCTTGGGAGAAAAGGAATCAATTGTATCCCTTCATCAAAAGATAGAATGGCTGGCTGGGCAGTAATGCATCAATATCTGTACTGGGATGAACACACTGAGCCAAAGATTCGTTATTTCAACACCTGTAGAGATTCAATTAGAACAATTCCTCAATTGATTCATGATGATAAAAAGCCAGAAGATCTGAATACTCTTGGAGAAGATCACGCTGCTGATACAGATAGATATTTTCTACAGACATTAAGAGAAAGGTCAACAAAACCTCCTTTGAATGATACTCAAAAGAAATTATTGCGATTGAAGCAGATGGAGGAATATGATTTATCAAATCTTAATAAGTTTTACGCTAACTTAGATTAATGCCACAACAAGAAAAAAAACAAGATATTACAAAGTACCTTACAAAAGAACAAAGGGAAAGTTATGAATTTGTTAGAAAAAGAATTGGTCAATTAAAAGAGAGCCGACAAAATGTATTTGGAGATAATCTAGAAGAAATCTGGAATCAAGCCGATAAAGATTATATCCCTCACAGATTAAAAACTAAAGGAAGAAGAATTGTTGCTACAGATGATGAAAAAGGATGGAGAGGACATTTTACTACAATTGGAAGTGATGATTGGCAAAGTGATAATTCACAACCAAATCCTTTTATTAAGATTCAAACAGCATTAGGAATTTTAGTAGATCGAAATCCTGGAGCTGTGTTTTTACCTGGTTCAAAGAGATATGAAGGTTCAACTAAACTGATGAAGAATCTCTATCAGAGAAACTGGGAAATAGCTAGATCTAAGCAGCAATTAAAGTTATTCATATTCAATCTTGCTAAATATGGCTGGGCAATTGCAAGAACATATCCTTTAATTATTAAAAGAAAAGTTAAACAGCTAGTTGAATACAATGAAGAAAATCCTGATAAGTCTGTATATGAAGAAAAAGAAATAACTGAATACAATGATGTTTTTAGAGAAAATCTTGATCCTTGGAATTGTTGGATAGATGATATGGCAAGACCTAACAATCATTTTTCTCTTCGTGATTGGTGCTGGAGAAAAGTATATTCTTGGGACGTTTTTAAAGAAGAATTCGGAGATAGAAAATTATTCAAATATGTTCAGAAGGGTGGTGTAACAAGATCATCTCTTAAGTCAAATAAAGAAAAGAAATTCAAAGAGGAAGATCTTATAGAAGTGTATTTTTATGAAAATAAAATAAGAGATCTTTTTATGGTTATTGCTAATGATGTTCCTGTGGTTATAGAACCTTTGCCGATATCAGATTCGCAAGGAAATAAGAAACTTTCTTGCTGGCAAACATATTGGATGTTAAGACACGCTGAATCACCTTATGGAATAGGTCTTCATGAAGCAATGAAGCAAGATCAAGAGATGCTTGATAGAGTTAGAAATATGACTCTAGATCAATTAGTTCTTTCAATTTACAAGATGTTTTTCTATTCTTCGACAGAAATGCTTGAAGAAACAGGACATATTAAAATTAGACCTGGTGTTGGAAAACAAGTGGTTAATCCAAAAGATATTCAATGGCTTGAAGTACCAGGACCTGGTGTCGAAGCTTGGAAAGGATTAGAAATGCTTAAGAAAGATATAGATGATGCTTCAGCTGTTACCCCTCCTCTAGAAGGTGAAGTAACAGGAAAAACAGCTTTTGAAATAGCGCAAGCTAAGGAAGCAGCTCTAAAAAGATTGAAAACACCTTTAGCGAATATTGCTGAAGCATTAGAAGAAGATGCGTATCTGACGATTAGCATTACGCAGATGATATATTCTATTCCGGAGATTTATAAGATAGCAGAACCTTCAAAAATAGAAGAATATATTAAGGAAGTTGAAGGAGACCCAGCTCTGTATGGAAGAGATGAGGAAGGGAATTTTATTGCTAAAGTTTACAGAGAAGTACAACTAGGATTAGAAAGAGATGAGAAAGGAAATCTTGTTGAAACGGAAGATCTAAGATTCTTTAGAATAAAACCTAAAGGATTACAATGGGAAGGAGTGGTTAGAATCATACCTGAGTCTATCCTTGTTGTATCTCGTGAATTAGATAAAGCAATGGATCTTGAAATGATTAATATTCTTAGTCCTATGTTAGCTCAGCCGCCTTATCTCTATGTTAAAATAGCAAAGCAATTATTAAAGATTTACGATAAAGATCCTAAAGATTGGCTTCCTGATAATTGGTTAACTCCAGAAGCTACTAAATTACCATTAATTGTTCCTACTATGGAACAACAAGGTGAGAGACAAGGAGCTATTCCAAGAGAGACAATGAGAGCTGAAGCTAAGATAACACCACTTGTTGGTCCTCAAAGAGTTGTTCCAGAAGCTGAAGTAGTTCCTGAAAAATCGCCATTTAGAAAGCTTACAAAATTTATGAAAAAAATAACTCCTTTTAAGTAATATGTTAAATCCAGGTCAAAAAGAACAAATAAGAAAATTGGTTTCATCACCTTATTGGGAATTATTAAAGCAGATTGCTGAATCATTGCATCATGAAATACAGAAGAGGAACAAGATAAAAGACACTGAATGGGAAACACTTAAAGAATTATTGATCAATGAAGGAAAATGTCAAGGAATTAAAGAATTTTTACAATTTATTTTCAATTTAACTCAATAGGATGATTACTACTTATGAAAAATTCAGAATTCCAGATCAAGGAGGTAAAAACGATCTTATCTTTGAAGTAAACTGGAACGAAAATGATGAAGATACTAATGAATGCAAGGTTTTAAAAATTAGTTATCCAGATGGAAAAAAGGCATATATCAAAAAAGAACATCTTTATTCAATGTTATTTGCAATCGGGGCAAAAAGAGAGCAGAGCAAGATGATTCCTCAAAAGATAACATCAGTCAGGCATTACAAAACAACAGTATATATTCAATTAAGGCAAGATGCAAGAAAAGGAGATATTATCAAAGTCCCTGTTACTATAACTCTTCCTGCTGTAGAAGAAGAAATAATAGGTGAGTTAGCAAAAAGTCGAGTTACACAGCAAAAAGTAGAACAGAAAACAAAAGGAGGAATATTAATTCCAGAAGCAGTATCGAATCCTTCTAAGATAACAAAAGAGAAACATCAGAAAGTCGAAAAAGCTTCAAAACAAACAATAGATTAAAGGTCGAAAAACAATAACTCTTTTGATTAATTTTGTCGCCCACTTCAAGGCGTTAAAAATGAAGTCAAAAGCAAAATTATGCCAAGAGGGAAACCTAAAAAGCAAGTTTTAGAAAAAGAACAACTTACAGAAGAAAAAACAGATTCAACCGAAATCATAAAGAATTTAACAGAGACGATAAAGGATTTAAAGAATGAAATTGAAACATTGAAAGTTCAGTTGAAAGAGAACGTTGAAAAGAAAGAAGAACTTAATGATGAGACAGTTTCTTCTACGATAATCTCTGAAAAAGATAAAACATCTGGTATCCACACAACTGGTGCTTCAAATTACCCTGTTCCTATGGAATATCGAATGTTGGTTAATCAAGAATTAGGAGAAGATTTTGGTATCGAGATTGAACCTAGTACTGATTTGCCAGCATTTGAATTCACGATTATTGTGCCAGAAAAATACAGTAATATACCTCAAGAAGAAAAAGAAGAAAAAAGAGTAGATCGAAGATCAAAGATGATAACTTATGCTGAAGGAATTAATGGTGTAAGACAATGGGTGTGGGCTGTAAAAAAGAACCTTGCTTCAACAAAATCAGAACAAATAAAGTAGTATGCCTTACAAAATAGAAAAAAGAGGAGATAAATTCGCTGTTATTAATAAAGAAACTGGCAAAGTAAAATCTAGTAAGTTTACTAATGTTCATGATGCTGTTGCTTATATGAGAGCATTATATCGAGCTGAATCAGGAGCTAAAATGACGGGTAAAAAAGGCAAGCCCTTTAAAATTAGAAAAAAGAGATGGCTTTCGTCATCTACAGGAAAAACCAAAGTATAATAAAAAATATAACTACTTCTTTTGTCATTCTTGCCTCTTCAAGCAAGTAAACAAAGGAAGTCAAAAAAATGCCACCAAGAGAAGTAGTAGGTAAAATCCCTGAATTCACTTCAGATGAAGGAGGGGATAAAGAGGAAGTAAAACAAGCTGGAGACCAAGAAACTCCAGAGGAGAAGGAAACTCCTACAGAACCTTCCACTGAAAAAAAACCTGCTGATGAGGAAACTGTTTCTGAAGAAAAAATTACTTCTGACGAAGAAACAGAGGAACCTCTCGGTGAAGATATTGGAGGAGAGAAAGAGGAGTTGCTCAAGTCTATTGAAGGATTAAAAGCTGCAAGAGAAAAACTTCTCGAAGATATCAAATATCTTAGAGGAGAGAGAAGGGAGCTAAAACAGAAGCAAATAGATAAAATTAATGAAGAGATAGATGAATTAAAAGATTTGCATCCAGATGATGTCAAGGTCATTGAACGGGTTTTGAAAGCAAAAGGATATGTTCCTAAACAAGAAATCGAGAAAGAACTCTATAATCAGATTAAACAGCAACAGCTAGATAGATTTCTTGATAAGTATCCTGAGTTCAAACCTGAAAATGATCCTGATGACAAGAACTGGACTGCTCTACAGGAAGAATTGAAGTATTACAGAATGCCTGAAGATCCGAATAAAATTATGACTATTTTGGAAAGAGCTTACAGAGCAATTTCTCCATTGATTTCTTCCAATGATCGTAGCACATTGGCTAAGAAACAGCAAATTAAAACAGCTGGAGTAGGAGCTGGTGGTGGTCAACGATCTTCTTCTAAAAAAACCCTCTCACCTAGATATCGTCAAGAATTAGAAAGAGGAGGGTGGTCGAAAGAAGAAATCAAAGAAATAGAACAAAGTTTACCTGAAGAATAATGGCTTTTAGATTAGTAAAAAGTGGAGGTGATGTCAACGACCCATGTGTTCTTAACATGTATGCCTCTGGAACAGTGTGGCCAAATTGTGTTGTAGATTTTTTGCCTTCTAGTGGTGCTGGAATATCTGCTGCGTCTGCAACATCAACTCAAACTAGTGTTTTTGGAGTTTGTTTAGATTATGCAGAAGGAGCTTCTGATACTCAAGTTAGAGTTATTCCTTTTGTTCCTGGTCAAATTTGGGAAGCTGATTGTGCTCGTGCAGCAGCAACAGCTCATATTGGTTTGAAGCACAAACTTAGGAATTCTCTTTTACTTGAAAATATTGCTGCTGATGCTGATGGTCATGAAGGTGTTTTCCAGGTAATTGGTATGACTGGTTCTACTTCAGGTAGTGGTAAAGTTCTTGGAATATTCATGAATCTTCCAAGATCTGCTGACTTGTAAAATATATGCCGAATCCTTTAACGTTATCAGATGCTACTGACTTAATTGATGTTTCTATTCAACAGATTTGGTTGAAAGGTTCTGAACAGGAGAGCAGATTATTTGAGAAAGTATATAATGTCGAATCAGGTGTAACTGATTACTACTTAAAAGATTCATCTCTTTCAGGTCTAGGGTATGCTGGAAGAATTGTTGAAAACGCTGTTGTTACTGCTCAATCACCTGTTCAAGGTTTTGACAAGACATACACACAGGTTCAGTTTGGTGTATTGTTGTCATTTACCAAACCGATGTGGTTTTTTGGCATTAAGAAAAGAAATCTTGAGAGAATCACTCAAGAAGCTCGAAAAGCTTGTGCTGATTTAAGAGAATTAAGATGTTGGGAGCGTTTAGAAAATGGCTTTTCAACATCTTACACTGCAGAAGATATTTCTGGAAACTATACCATTACTGTAACTGGAGGAGACGGACAAGATTTGTTTTCTACTTCCCATACTAGAGAAGATGGTGGAACTAATAACAATAATGTTGTTTATAATGGTTCTACCTATTCTATGGATTGGGAATATGATGCTTTGAAAGCTGCTCACAGAACTGCTGCTTTGATTAAGAATCCGAGAGGCAAGCCAATGAACATCAACCTTGATACCTTTGTTTGTACAAGAGGATATGCTGTTCACCACAGAGCTGCTGAAATGTTAGGAGCAATGAACAAAGGATGGATGCCTGGAACAGCTGACAGAGATTCAGCTGGTGTTCCAACTTACAAAATTGTTGCTACACCTTGGATTTCTTCTAATACTTCTTATTGGTTCATGTTTGATTCTTCAATGAAGAACCAAATGTATGGTCTTCAGTACAAAGAATCACAACCAATACAATTAGAAGGTCCAAATGTTGTTTTCAAGACTGGAGAGATTCAGTATAAAGCGACAATGATGTTTGATGTTGGACATAATGATTATCGAGGTTGGGTCGGTTCAGCCAATGACAACTCCACTACTTAGTAGAGATAGAAACATCTTATAATTTCTGTCCTTGTGCAGAGAGTGGCTCTCTGGTTGGTTGCTTGAGGTCGACAAGCCAATATTAGAGAGCCAAGGAGAGCCACTATAAATAAAATTAAGTAATCTAATAGAAACATGGCAGTTTACGGTGGTTTCAACTTTACAAACTTTAGAGGTGTTAACCTTAAAAACACTGCTGCAATCAGGATTGAATGTGATGGAGGCAAAGTAGGAACATTAGCTGTAAAACCTAGTGTAGATGCTGATCGAGCGTGGTATTTTCCTGACAAATCAGGTACTTTTGGTGTAAGTGGTACAGTTGCTGTTCATGTGCCAGTTATCAGCGCTGGGGCTTGGTCAGGAACTAATGTTACTCTTTCAGGTGTTAGAGCTGAAGATGTTCTTGTTGCTACTGTTCAAGATCCGTTTAATACAGTAACAACAAATCGTCCACAAGCTTTCTTGGCTGGTGCAACTCCTGGCAACGGTGGTGTTCACTTCTTATTCTTTAATCCCGCTGGAACAGCTACAATCTATAACGAACTTGTAATTGCTTATACAATAGCTAGGTAATCTATGCCTTCGAAAGAAACAGTAGTAAAACCTCCTAAAATAGAGAATCCGATGGATGCGATGATTTATAATATGAGAGCAATGAATCAGATTGTGGAAGAAATGAGATTAATTCCTAGAAAAGAAAGAAAAAAGATGGCTGAAGATGCGAAGAATGTCAATGCTTTGATTAAAGTAGAACTTCCAAAAGAAGGAGGAGTCTTAACTTATATGGAAGGAATGGATCAACCTTATAGGGGTTTTCCTTTCTGGGAATTTGTTGATAAACTCGACATTTTCAAAAAGATAGGAAAATCCCTATTAAGCGGGGTATATCACAGTTTAGTTAAGAAGAATAAAGTAAAATTGATTACTTTTCTGCCTTCTGTGTGGGCAATTAAAGGTGTTGTTAGAACTGCAATCTATGTTTTCTATAGACAAGTAGAGAGATTTCGTCTTAAACCGAATAGATATTGTCAATGTGTTAGAGAATTATACAGAGTTTTTAGCATACAAAAAGATAAAGAATCTATTGAAACAGAAGAATTAAGAATAATGATAAGAGATGCTATCTGTATTTTTCTTGAATTCGATAATGCTTACAGGTTTAGGGTGCAAGATTGGATGGAAGAATTTGATATAACAAAGTTTAGAAAAAAGCCGATAAGAGAATTAAAAAGAATCTTAGATATAGCAATAAAGAGAGAAACTACTCAAGAAATGAAAGATACTTGGATTTTATTGAAAAGAGTTCTTCTAAGATATCTATTATTCGATAAAGAATTAAAACAAATATTGGTCGACGCTTTTTCTAACTTAGATATAGAAAAAGTAAAATTAACAAAAGAAGATATATGTTATTGTCGCCCTCGTAAAGATTATATCTTCGGTTTCATGAAAAAATAATATGTCAGTAACTTACTTTACAAAAGATGGAACATCTTATACACCGGTTTCTAAGGATAATTATTCAAATAATTTAAGTTCAGGTGTATTCAAGCTCTGGGAAGGAACAGGAAAAATTGTTCTGACTGATTTCTTTATTTCTCTAACAAATGATGGTACTTTTGCTGTTAAATATGGAAGAGATGCTGCTAGTAGTATCATTTTTCAAGGTTACTGTAAAGGATCATCATCAGTAAGTATGTCTTTTCAAACACCTTTTGTCGGTGATAGAGGAAAAACAGCTCCTGGAAATATCTACATTGAAGGTGGACCAGGCGTAGGACCTGCTTATGCCTATGTTGCTGGGTTTGAAATATTCTAAATATGAGAATTCCATTCCAATATACATCTCCATTATATGATAGTGCTGAGTTTCAGGTTGCTAATGGAACAACTGATTATGATGTTGCTTCAAACCAAACTAATACTTTTGGAGGTGCAGATTCTAGTGTTGGAAAACCTGTTTATTTTATCTCATTAAGATCTGATCAAACAGTAACTGTAAAACTTAATTCAACTTCAAACGATGCTATTACTATAACTTCAACTAGTTCTCCTTTAGAATTAGATGAAGTGATTGAAGTTAGTAACATTTATATTACTAACAATTCTGGTTCTGCTGCTAATATCAGATTGTTATTAGCGAAACCAGTTGAGAGATAATGCCAGTAATATCAAAAGAACAACTTCTAAGGAGCGAGATCAAAGAATTAGAAGAGAAAATCAGAGAACTTGAACCTTTATCACGACAAGTTGAGTCTTTAAGAACTGAATATATTTCTTTATCTAGAACTAATGGAAATTTAAAGAAAGAAAATGAGGAATTGCAGAACCAAATAGCTATTCAGCAAGAAAAGTTTGAGGAAAGAATTAAAAGTACAGAAAATCTACTTAATAAGAGAAAAGAAGAAATTGAGATTTCTCACACAGAAGTAGAGAGAGCTAAAGAACAAGCACAAAAAGATCTAGAAAAGATTATCTCTGAGAAAAAACAATTTGAAAAAGAAAAAAATGAACTTTTCAATCTTAAAAATGATTTAGAAATAAAAGAAAAAGAATTAAAACTTGTAGAAGAAAATCTTATTAGATTACAAAAGCAATTAGAAATAAAACAACAAGGATTAAATCAGAAAGAAGCGCTTCTAAGCCAAAAAGAGAGAGATCTCTCTAAGAAGGTTGAACAACAAGATGTTCTTAACAGACAATTATTAGATAGAAAAAATATTCTTGATAAAAAAGAAAAAGATTTTAATTATTTTCAAGAATTACTGAATCAACAAAAGACAGAATTAGAACTTTTACGAAAACAATTATACGAAGAGAAAAAGGAACAACTTGACTTTGATAAAAAGAATCAAGAATTGTTAAAAAAAGAAAAAGATCTCACTGATAAGGAAAAAGCATTAAAGGAACAAGAGGTAGAATTAGAGATTAAACGAGGGAAGATTGAACAGAAAATTAGACTGTATCGTCAATTAAAACAAGAATAATATGACAATACCCCCTTCGAGGAATATTATAACTAATGAAGATGATGATAGAAAGCTTGATGTTTACACTGAAGGAGATACTGATTCTACTATCGATGGACTCGCTGTTATGGGAGAAGGATCTGGAAATACTGTTTATCCTTTACAATTAGATTCAAATAAGAATTTATTAGTAGCAAGTGGAATAACAGCTGGAACAGCGTACATTTACAATATAACAATGACAAATGCGAATACAGAATACTCTCAAGCTCTGCCCACTGGAACTAAGAGATTTACCCTTCAATGTAGAGGAACTTATGATATTAGATATGCTTTTGAGACAGGAAAAGTAGCTACCCCAACAGCACCTTACATGACTTTAAAAGCAGGAATGGTTTATTATGAAGATGATTTAAATCTAACAAGTAGAACTATTTACTTGGCTTGCGGAACGGCAGGTCAGGTGGTAGAAATTATTTGTTGGACTTAATATGCCTATTAGAGGAACAGATAGAAATGTATTTGTCCCATACACAGGAGCAACAGCTGATGTAGATTTAGGGGCACATAACCTAACCACTACAGGAACAGGAACTTTTGGAGATTTAGTTGTCGATACCGATACTTTAGTTGTTAATAAAACTAGTAATAGGGTAGGAATTGGGGCGACAAACTTAAAGACAAAACTTCATGTAAGAGGAACATTAGGTTCTTTTGTAGATGATGGCGAATATGACGCTTCAGGAGGATTTTACCGAGCAAACAATAGCGATGGAGGATCTGCTCCTAACTTCAACTTATTTCGCTCAAGAGGTTCTCTTTCTTCTCCAAGTCAGCCCCAAAACAATGATTCTCTTGGATACTTTAGAGGTCTTGGTTGGGTAGCAGAAGATACTTATGTACCAGCGGCAAGAATTGATTTTGCTATAGATGGAACAAATATCAGCAGCACAAGTATGCCTGGGAGGATAACATTTTCTACCACGCCAAGCGGTTCATCGGTAAACCGGGAAAGAGTAAGAATAGATAATGTAGGCAATGTCGGGATTGGAACAACAAATCCGAAAACAAATCTGGAAATAAAGGATTCAAGCGGGCCGACAATAAGATTGGGAGCAAATGGTTTAAACCCTGCTTATGCGGCTGGCATAATTTTTTCAGAAGATGCTGACAATACTTGGGGAACAGATGATTATGGATTTAGATTTTATTTGAATGGTTCAACAAATATGTTCCATCTACAATCTTGTGCGTATTCGACGGTAAGAGACATAATGTCTTTTACGAGAGATACTAAACGGGTTGGGATTGCGACAATAACTCCAAACGCAAATCTTCAAGTAATAGGTAATGCTTATATAGGAGATAATGGAACAAACTATACAGAGATTAAGAGCGATGGCGAAATCAATTTACACGGAACGGCAAGGGTTAAAAGGGATTTGTGGATTGATGTGGCGGGAATAAAAGCACCAGGAGCTAAACCAGCGGCAGAAGTAGCTCACGGAGCTCTGGAGATTTCGGCTTGGCAGTTCTCAAATGAGGGGGTGGAGGCAAACCAGGAAAGCGTAAGTTGGAGAATTGCCCCTCCTTACGATATGGACAGGAGCGAGGGGGTGACGCTTAGGGTTGGCTGGAGCTCCGCCTCAACGGGAAATGTGAAATGGAAGTTGGAATACAGATGGCTTTCGGAGGACGAGGACACAACGCAGGGGGCGGAAGAAACCCTAATTGTCGTAGATGCCGCTTCTGCCACCGCCAATGGTCTGGTGGTGACGGATATTGCGGGGATTGATGCTCCGAGCGCCGCAGACGCAAGTATCATATTTAGATTAACAAGATTATCAGCCGACGCCCAAGACACAATAGATGATACGGTTGAGTTGCACGGAGTATGCTTCAATTACACAAGCGATAAGTTAGGCGAGGCAACATAAAGATTGTAAATCAAAATAAAACTAATTATGGAAACACTTAAAAAAATAGACAACGAAACTTTAGAGATTACTATAACGCATAAGCAGACAATAAAAAAACAAGAGCTTGAAGAAAGGAAAAAACAGCTTCAGGATGAGTTAGAGAGGGCTAATGAAGAACTTGCCAAAATAAATAAAAAATTAAGTAAATTAGCATAATATGAACATCCAATTAACACCAGAGCAAATAAAAAACTTATTGGTATTATTAAATAGGGTTCAAATTCAAGGAAATGAAGCTGAAGTAGTACTTGAACTCAAAACAATTTTAACTAAAGCTTTAGAAGCGCAAGATAATCCAGTAAAAATTAAACAAGATAAATAATGTCAAAGGTTGTTTCAAGAACAGAAGAAATATCACCTAGTTCAAAAATAAAGAAAACACTATTTGATTCAAGAATAAGAGAGATTTCACCTACTTCAAGAGTAACAAAAGAAGCTCTTAGAACTACTACTATAAATATCGGAAATCCAATAGGACTCTTGCTTGTTCTAACTTATTCTTCGGCAAGTACTAGAGAATCTGTTTATGAAGCAAGTATGTCAAGAATTGAAGAAACAGTGCCAGTTTCTAGGATATCAGAATAACAATACTAAATAATAAAATAATATGGCTGATAACATAACAATTACAGAAGGAACAGGAACAGATGTCGCTACAGATGAAGTTGGCGGAAAACATTATCAAAAAGTAAAAGTATATGATGGTACAGCTGATAGCACTAATGGTCTTGTAGTAGATAATGCAGGAAGAGTTTATATTAGATCAGTTGTAGATGGAACAGTAACAGCTAATGTAGGAACAGGAACAATGGCTATAAAAGCTGATGATGGAACATTTGCTGTATTTTTCAGTCCTTCTGAGCCAACTATTAAAGGAATTACTAATTCTATCGATGTTTATCTTGGAGCTACAGCCGGGACAATAAGAGTAGGAGATATTCCTGGATCAATGGCTGTTTATTTCAGTCCTTCAAATCCAGCTATTAAAGCAGAGCATAATATTACTACTATTGGAGATGGAAGGAAAGTAGTTACTACTGCAGGAACAAGAGAAGCATTAGCAAGTTCAACACCTTGTAAAAGAGTAGTTATTACTGCTGAAACAGATAATACTGGAATAATAGTTGTAGGTGGTTCAACTGTTGTAGCGGCAACAGCAACAAGACAAGGAACACCTCTATATGCTGGAGATAGTTTTGAATTAGAAATAGATAATTTAGCAGATGTATATTTAGACGCTACTGTTGATGGTGAAGGCGTCACTTATACATATTTCAATTAATATGGGAGTAACACAAAGTCCAATTAGAAAAGCTCTAGGAACAACTAAAGGAGATATTGTTGTTTATCAAGGAAATGCTAATCCAAAAAGATTAGGTGTTGGGTCGGATAATCAGGTTCTAACAGCTGATTCAGGTGAAACACTTGGTATAAAATGGGCAACACCATCAGGAGGAGGTTTCTCTTCACGGGCAAGAGCATATTTATCGGGTTCTCCTCAATCAATCCCCGATAGCACTTCAACGAAAATACAATTAGACACTGAAAACTTTGACGAATTGGGAGAATTTGACCCCGTAACCAATCATAGATTTACTGCCCAGAATGCTGGATATTATCTGATTTGCGGAGGTGTTGCATATCTTAATCCCGTTGATGGCGGTAGTTATGTCGCGCGTATTCACAAAAATGGAGCTGAAATAACCGGTCAGTCCCTGATTGCGGCTGCGAATAATAAGCATATAACTCCAGTATGTACGGATATTGTTTATTTAGATGCTGGCGATTATTTGGAATTATACACTTGGCACGATTCAGGCGTAGCAAAAGATGCTTATAACAACACCAGAACCTTTATAGCGGTTCATAGAATAAGTTAACTATGAGAAATATTTATACAGATAATACAACATTAACAAAAGATAAGAAATATACTTTCTTATCATCAGATGTTATATCAGGAGCAACATCTTTGAGCGTTCAAAGTATTGTTGGATTTGAATCTACTGCTCAAATTCTATTAATTGGTGAAATAGGTGAAGATGAAAAAACAGAGATAGTCTATCCGAGTCATCATACTGCTCCAAGCGGAACAACTATTTATCTCTATGGAAGTACTTCTTTTGATCATTCACAGGATACAAAAGTGTATGCAATTGATTGGGATGAAATAGAGATTTCTCATGCTTCAACAACAACAGGAGTAAAGTCAGTTCTGGGAACAATGACTATTCAAGTAGATCTGAAAGAATCTCTCTATAAAGATACAGCAAAAACTTCAGGTTATTACTTTACAAGATTAAAAGATTCAGTAAACTCTATTTACACAGATTATTCTGATCCTATTCCTTATGAAGGGTATGAAGATAATACAGTTTATATGATCAAAAAGAGAGCATTAGAAAGCTGTAATGAAGAAATAGGAGATTTAATTACACATGAGTTTTTAAACGAAGCACTTTGGGAAGCTAGGAGAGAATACCATAATGCACCAGGAAAAAGACCTTTTAGAAGAAAATTCAATGTTGATATTGGCAATGTTACAACAGGAATGTATCGTGTAGCTGTTCCTTCTGATTTAGAATCTCCTTACACTGCTGAAAATCTTTATGGAGTAAGAATCGGAACAGAAGAAAATATGGAATATTATGATAAGAAAGAATGGGATAAAGATTATGAAGGTGTTGCTCACACTTATTTGAATCAAGCATACACAGTAGGAGATCAAGATTTATGGTGCAATGATGTAAGAGATTTTGATGATTCAGGTTCTGTAACAATTGAAAATGATACAATAGAATATTCAGCAAAAGGTGTTTCTGGAGGAACACTAAGGATTTCAACACAAGGATCTAATGATCATTCAGCTGAAACAGATGTTTGGCAGAATGAATCTATGGGCTTGCCTAACAAGTTTACAGTATTCTTTGATAATACAGGATCAGCACATATTTACTTTAATTGTCCTATTGATACAACTTATGTTAATCAGAATATCTGGGCAGATTATTATAGAACTTTAGTAGAATATGATTCTGATGCTGATGAATTAGATGAACCTGATTATGATATGTATGTTCCTTATCTAGCATATAGAATAAAGAAGAAGAAAAATAAAGGTTTGCAACCATTAACAGATCCAGATTATATTTTATGGCAGACCAAGAAACAAACTTCGTTAAGAAATGAGCGTCTAGGATCTGAAATTAGATTCATACCAGATATAGAACATTTACCTTAAATATGCCAGCAAAAGCTTTACAACCTCAAGAAGTTAGAAGGTTAGGGATTTATGGTGTTATTAGAGAAACAGAAGTGGATGATTATTCAATCCCTGATGAAGCTGTAACAGAAGCAATTAATGTTCATTTTGATAGAAAAGGAGCAGTAACATTAAGACCAGGAATAACAACTCTTGGGAGTTCAATAGCTATAGGTTATCCTTGTTGGGGATTACATAATACTCAGAATGGAACAATGATTGCTGTTTTCTCTGAGGGAGGATCATCAAGAATCTATGCTTATGGAGGATCATCTTGGGCGTCTAACTTAACAAATGGTACAGCTAATGTAAAAATAAGATTTGTTAATTTTGCAGGTAGAACTATTGTTTTGAACTGGGGAACAGCAACAAATATGTATAGTTCAATGCAGTTCTGGGCGAATAATGAAAACAATGCCACCTGGGTTAGTACAGGAAATCCAATTAATCCGCAAAATATCTGGTCTAACGGCATTTATCCCAAATATGGTGAAGTTTACAAATCAAGAGTTTATATTTGTGGAGATCCATCTTATCCGAGCAGATTATGGTGGTCATCTGTTATTTCTTCATCAGGAAACATTACGTGGGATCCTTCAACTGATTATGTTGATATCAACCCTGATGATGGAGAAAATTTCACAGGTCTTAAAAGATTTTCATTAGAATTACTTGTTTTTAAACCAAATTATATTTATCGTTTTAGAACTTCAGAAGTTGATCCAGATCCTTTAATAAAAATTGGAACAAGAAGTAATGAATCAATAATTGAAGGTAAGAGAGGACTTTATTTTCATCATGATTCTGGATTTTATAGATATTCAGGGAGTTATCCACAAGAAATTTCAAGACCGATATCTGATATTGTTAAAGCAATTTCTTTTTCTTCTTATAGTAACATTTGTTCATGGAAAGATGAAGATCATATTTATTGGTCTGTTGGAGATATAACAATTAATGGATCTACTTGGTCAAATGTTATTTGTAGATACACCGAATCATCAGAAATCTGGACAGTTTATTCTTATGCAAATAATATAAAACTTGCTTCAGACTATAATTCAGGATCAGCTCTTTCAAGAGTTGTAGGATTGGACAATGGTGTTGTAGCAACTTTTGATTCTGGAACATCAGATCTAGGTGAGCCAATAAAATATCGACTTATTACAAAATGGTATGAATGGGATGGCGTAGAAAATCAAAAAATTATTCAGCGATTAATTAGTGTTTGTGAAAAAGCACAAGGTTCGAAATTAATGTATCAAGTTGATGGTGAATCTAAATGGGAAACTATTGGACAACTGAAAAAGTTTTTAACAGATTTTGATAATCAGCAAATTAAATTTCATCGAATAAGATTTAAGTTAACAGGAATTTCTTCAGTTGAAGCTTTTGTTTGGCTTGGATTAAAAATTGTTAAAGGCATCAACGAAGGAATTGTTATATAATGGAAATATCTCTTCCCCAATCAGAAGATAAACAGCTCGATATTTATGATTATGGATTTAACAAGTATTTACATAAATCACTTCCTGAAGGTTTGAATTTCGATGATATTTTTAGAAATCTTGTATCTAAAACTGTTAAAGAGGGAATAATTATAGGAACTTCTTTTAAAACTTCAAAGGATACTTCGAAGAAAAGAATATACATTGATAGTAATATATTAAAAAGTTTTGCTGATAATAAAACAGATACTGCTCCTGGAGTAATACTAGATTCAGAACAACTGTGGCTTTGTGACGATTCAGTAGATCCTTCAATTAAAAGGATAGGATTACACAACATTTCAGGAATAGGTGCTATTATAGTGAATGATGATAATGAAAATGCCGTAGAACGTTATTTTTTTACAGATAGTAGTTTCTATCCATCTTCAACTGGAGGAGATACAACATTAGGGACGGCATCGAAACCGTGGTCAGATGTTTATATTACTAATCAACCCACTGAAGATTCTCATGCTACTAGAAAAGATTATGTAGATGCTATTGAACATAGAGGCGGATATTCTATTTTTGGAAGTGGAATTGATGGGAATGTAACTATTACTAGTGATACGAATTTGACTCGAGATATGTACTATAACAATTTAACGATTAATGATGGAAAAACTTTAAATCCGAATGGTTATAGAATATTTGTTCAAGGAACTTTAACTATTCTAGGAACAGGTAAAATTGCAGCGAATGGAGGTGATGGTGGTGATGGAACAAATGGTCAAAATGGACTAGTGAGTTCTCAAGCAAATGGAGGAACAGGAGGATCAGGAGGAACAGGAACTAATTCAGGTTATTTACCTGGATCGGTAGCTGGACAAGATGGTGGAGATGGTGGAAAAGGTTCTGGTGAGGGAAATGGACATGGCAAGCCGGGAGGGGTAGGACTTGCTGGAACAGATGTTGGACCAAGAGGATTGGGCAGTAATGGCGTTGCTGGAACAGAAGGTGGTTATGGAGGAAGATCAGGTATTACCGGATCTTCAGGCGGTCCTGGTGGTCCTGGTGGTTCAGCGGGAACACGAACAAATAGTAGCATTGTTCAGAAACCAAATGCTGTTCCTCATGCAATATCAATGTTTGATATAGATAGCACCCCAGCTCTTCAACCTTACCAAGCTTCTGCTGGCAGCGGTGGAAGTGGAGGAGGTGGTGGTGGAGCTGGAGTTATTTCTGATCAGTATGGTGGTGGTGGAGGTGGCGGAGCCGGTGGTGCTGGCGGTAATGGTGGTTTTGTTTGTCTCTATGCTAATGATATAGCAATATTATCAGGATCTGGAATGATTACAGCTGATGGTGGCAATGGTGGCAAAGGTGGGAATGGTGGTAATGGAAATCCTGGAGGAAATTGTGCAGGTGGAGGTGGTGGTGCTGGCGGTTCTGGTGGCAACGGTGGTGTAGTTGTTGTAGTCTATAATGATTGTGATACAGATATTACAGCAAGGGTTCAAGCTTATGGAGGTAGTGGCGGTGCAGGAGGAATAAGAGGAACAAATTATGGAACAGCTACGGGTGGTCAGAATGGTTGTAATGGAAATGATGGAAAGGTTGGAGCAACTTTTATAATAAGAAACTAATATGCTAACAAAAGAAGAAAAATTAAAACAAATAAAAGAAAGGTTACAACAAATTAGAGAAGGAATTAGTACTTTACAGAAAAGAATTAAAGAAGAAGGTGTTACCTCACCTGAGGGTGAAGTTATTATTCCTCCAGGTGAATATATTCCTCGGGAAATACCTGAAACACCAGGATATATTCCTACTGAAGGAGATATAAGATTAAATCCTCGAACAGGAAAATATGAGCTGTATAATCCTTTTGGTGAATGGCAAGAAATTACGCCTCAAGATGTTTTATTTCAATTACGATATGGTGGCAGATTAATTGAAGGGACACCAATGCCTGATGTTACACAAGGAGGAGAAGGTGATAAAGAAGAAGAAGAATCAGAAACAGGTGATCCTATTTTAGATGAATTACTAGAAGTAATGAGAGCTCAACTAGATGAATTACGAAAAAGAGGTCAAATGATTAATCCAGATGTTGAAATTACACCTGACAAAGTTGCTGAGTTCTTAGCTCAAGCTGAGAGAGAAATCTCTCCTTATTATGCTACACAATTAAAATTAGCAAGAGATACTCTCTTAAGTGAATTAGGATATACTAAAGAAGATATTTTAAGAAAAGAACAAGAATATGAGAGATTATATGGTAAGAAGTTGAGAACAATAGGAGAGGAAATGGCTGAAAAAGGATTTGCTTTATCTGGGCCTAGAATAAGAGAAGAAAGAGAATTAGCTGATGTAACTCAAAGATTGCTTGAAGAAGAAAGAAGAACAGCTCAGAGAGCTGCAGAGCAAGCAGCAAGAGGATATGCTCAATTATGGGGAGGAGAACAATTACCTACTGTTACTCTACCTGAAGTTCCAACTGTTACTGCTGGTGTTGCTCAATTTCAGAGAGCTCAAAGAGAATTACCAATTTATCAGCTTAAACCTTCTGTATATGAAGATTTAGTAGGAGAAAAGCAATGGGAAGAAAAAGCTGAAAAAAGAAGAAGAGCCGCTGAGCTAGAAGAAGCTTTTAGAACAAAAGAAGAAGCTCGTTTAAGAAAATTACAACTATAATATGGTTCAAAGAAGATTTTCACAATTAATATCAGATTCTTGGCTTCAAAGATTGAATCCATTTTATCAGTTGCGTAAATTAAAAGAAGAAGAACAAAGATTAGAAAAATTAAGAAGAAAATTGGAACAAAAAAAGAGACAGATACAAGAAATGGAAGGTGAGGAAGAAAGATCAAAAGAACGAAGAAAAAAACGAAATCTTGAAATTATGAAACCAAGATATGATTTACCTCCTAGTATTTGGCAATTTCCTGAAAAAAGACGACGATTATGGGAACAAGGGAGGTTAACAGAATGGGTTTAATTATGGCAATAAGAGAATTATTCGAGCCATTAATAATAAGTGTTGAAGAAGCAAGAAAAAAATTGTTTGGTACTAGAGAGAGACCAACTACTTTAAGATATTTCCCAGGAGAACTAGTAAAGACTACTTGGGGAGTTGCTCGTGAAATTCCTAAGATTCCAATTAGAGTTGGTGCTTCGTTACTAGACATTCCGGTGAGATTGACAACCAAAAAAGGAATAAGACAATTTGATGTCCCTCTCTTAGGTCCAGTAAAAACATATCAACAGGAAGCCGAAGAAAGAGCTGAAAGAATTGTAGCCGGAGAACAACCTTTATGGCACGCAGTTAGACCTTTTGTAGAAGTACCTTTAGATGTAGTAATGACAGCTGGAATGGCTAAAGCTGGTGTAAAAGGAGTTAAGGCACTCTATAGAAAGATACCCAAAGCAACAAAAGTAATTCGTTATTATGGAACTCAATCAGGACCAAATACAGATACATTTCGAGGAGGAACTTGGTTTACAAGTAGAGGATCTAAGTTATATGATTTTAGTGATATAGTAGGTATAGGAGGTAAAAGAACATTAAAAGGTGGTATTCAAATAAAAAAACCTTTAGTAATAAAAGATGCTGAGTTACTTGAAGGAAGTTTCAATGTAATTAACCAAGGGTATGAAAATTTTCTTCCACCTTTACAGAGAAAATTAGCTAATGAATTTTACCGGAAGACTGTTGGAGAAATGGAACCAGGTATTTTAGTTTGTGAAAGTAGAACAGCGTTTAATTCTCTTATTAGAAACATTTTAACAAGAAATAAAACTCCTGTTTTTCAGATCAATAAAGTAATAAAATCTACAAATCCTTATGATGCTACAATGGATTTAATAATTTCAAAAGGATTAACTAAAAGAGGATATGATGCTCTGATACTTCAACAAGCAGGTGATACTCACATTTTTAAATTAGCACCCACAAAGGTCTTAAAATTATTTAAAACATTATAAGAAACCAAAAAGAGTTGAAACAATTATTGAACACTTATAAAGATCAACCTTTATTTTAAAGAATTATGCCAGATCCAGATTACCCAACAAGAGATATATTACAATTAGGTCTCACTGAAGGAGATCCTGGTGCAGCTTCTTTATTAGCAAGCAGAATGGCTAAAACAACAGCTGAAGCGACACCTATTAATATGTTTAATTTAAAATTAATGGATCTCCTGAAACAATATCAACAATTAGGAACTCGTCCTTTTGAAGAGAGAGCTCTTGGCTTGGAAGAAGAACAGGTAGAAAGAATAATGAGAGAAGCTGAACCAGGAATGCCTCCAAGATTTCAAAGATATGTTAGAGAAGCTGAAGCAGGTGCTCTTGAGCCATCTATTGCTGGAGCAAGAGCTGGGGCGAGAACATTTGCTGAGCAATTGAGAGGATTTGGAGATGTCTTAGAACAATCAAGAGCAATTGTTGCTCAGATGCAACAATCTGAAGAACAAGCACGGAGAAATGCAAGAGATCTAATTAGAGATGCTTTTGCTTATTTGGGAGGAAGTGCTTTTGAAGGAATGGATCCAAAAGAATTAGAACAGCTAGAAAAAACTGCTGGATATCCTAAAGGATTTCTCACAGATGTAGGGCAAACAGTAAAAGAAAGAGAATTAGCTGAAGAAGCAAAATGGAGACAACAGCAATTAGCTCTCCAGCAAGCACAGTTATCTTTGAAACAACAAGAATTCATGATGAAATATGGATTCACTCTTGGAGAAGGAACAGAAGCTCAAAGATTAAAACAAGTAGTAAGTTCTCTCCCAGTTGGACAACAAGATATGGCTTGGGGAGCTATTGGTTCTTTCAAGAATGCTAGAGATATAATAAATCTATTAGATCAAGGAGTTAAAACTGGACCAGTAGAAGGAGCTGCTCAAAGAGCTGCAACACTAACTGAAACAGGAGCTGAGGCGTATCCATTATTCAATCAATTTCTAGCAGCGTCTACAGCATTTACAGCTAATTATATTAAAGCAATATCAGGTGTTCAAGTATCAGATAAAGAAAGAAAATTCTTAATGAAAGCACTACCTTCAGAGTTTACTCAAGAAGCCAAAAATAGAGAAAACCTTAAGATGTTACTAAAATTCTTAAAAAATAAATGGGAATCTCAGCTTGGAATTAATTTTGATGAATTTCCTACTGAAATTCCTCAAATAGAACAACCAGTAAAAAGAATTTATAAATTAAGAAACCCTCGAACAGGCGAGGAAGCAACCTTTAGATTAACTCCTGAAGATTATCAGGATGCTATAGCTCAAGGTTTTGTGCCTGTAGAATAATATGTTTAACTGGAATACATCAGAAAGAGTACTACCAACAACACCTTCAGAAGAACCACAGAGGATATTTCGAACTACGATTGAACCAAAAGTAAAGCAACCCACACCTAAAAAGAAATTATCTCTATGGCAGAGAGCAGGACAATTTTCTGAAAAACTTTCTAGAGGTGCCCAGAAGGTTTCTGAATTTTTAGGTATTGAACCTGCTCTAAGAGGTATTGGAACAACAGCTTTTAGATATCTAGACCCTTATGGGAGAAAACTCGAAAGAAAAGTAACTGAAGGGACGGCTACTCCTGCTGAACAAGCAGCATATAGAGCAGCTCACTTAGAGTATGCTCCAACACCAAGAGAAGCTGGTGCAGCTTTTGGTAGATTGGGGATTATGGTTGGCACAGCTGGATTAGCTCCAGGAGCTACAGTGGCACAAAGAATAGGAGAAGCAGGAGCAATCGGTATAGGTTTTGGAATTACTGAAGCTATTGAAAAAGGAAAAAATTGGTCTGACACTCTCAAGAAGCTTCCTAAAGAAGTAGCAATAGGTGGTGCTACAGGATTGGCTGCTGGAGGAATGTTTGAAGTAGGAAGAAGAGCTGTTACTAAATGGATTCCTAGTTTAATGAGTTATACATCTGATGTTCCAGAAGGAGCTATTCAAAGATCTATAGAGAGACCGAGAGCTATTGGGAGACAAATTCGTAGAGCTGAACCTGAAACAGTACTAGCAAGAGCTCAATCTGCTGTAAGACAACTAAGAAAATCCCTTAGTAGACAGTATGATGAAGGAAGGCAGTATCTATCTAGAATTTTTGGACCAAGAAGAGTAACAAGGGTAGCTGTTGGAAAAAGAGCAGTAACAAAACCTGTAACAGGAAAAGTGTTATCAATGTCAAAACAAACTCGAGCATACTTGAAAGGATTAACTAAGAAATATGTTGTTGATACTCCTAGAAATCTGAATAAACTCACAATAGATAAATCACTAGATTTACTTAAACAAGTTAATGAGTTATATTCTAAAAAAGCAGTAAGAGAATCGGCAGAAGGAATTGTAGTAAGGAATTTTAAAAATGCCTTTAAAAAAGAAATAGTTAACACTTTTGGAGGTCCTGGAGGAGCTGTTGATACTTTTCTAAAAAATTATAGTGCAGAAAGAATGTTACATGATGCTGCTGATAATCTAGTTAGAGCTTATGAATTAGGTAAACCAAAAGCTCAACAAGCAGCACTTGAAATGATAAAGAAAATCTATAGTGAAAACAAAGGTGCTTATCTCAAAGTTCTTACAGAACTTGAAAGAAGAACAGGAACATCATTATTAGATGAACTAGCAGCTCTTCCTTTTAAAGGAGTACTACCTACTAAAATAGGAAGATTAACTCCTACAGATCTATTTAGATTAACATTAACTCCTATTATCTCACCAAGGGTAACAGGTATTGAAGCTAGAACTATTGGGAGATTAATTAATTTAGCTCAACAAGCACCACAGCTTCGTCATACAATAAAGGTCTTAATACTTGATTTATTAACTCATAGAAAAAAGTAGTATGGATAAGAGAAACTTACAACAAGATACGAAAATAGCAGAAATCAAAATAGATATAGCTTGGATCAAGAAAGAAATTACAGATATCAAAACAAATCATTTGTGCAGTATCTACAAGAAACTTGAATGTCTTGACAAGAAACTTAATAGGAGGCCGACTTGGTTGATTTCATGCTTATTTACTTCTTTAATTGCTATCATTGTAGCACTACTTACATATCTTTTAAAAAGTTGAACCTTGAGTAGAACTCTTTCAACTCAAAGTTTAGCTCTTTAGAATCGGAGGCGAGCAGAAAGGAGGTGCAAAATGGCAACAGAAGTTGCTCATTACAACATTATTGATCTTATTCAGATAGGTAGTATTTATCAATACCTTGTTCAGAACTGTCATCGAGATGATATTTCAGTGATTGTTCAAACAACCCTCAATGGCAAAAAATTTCGTCAAGTAACTGTCAATTCTCTGGCTAAGGTAAACAGAGTGTATAACTATCTTCTGAATAACTGGACACGAGGAAAATTGAGAATCAGAATAGTAGAACAAGAATCAGTAGCTAGAATGTAAGCTCGTCTCCTCCTTCATAAAGGAAAGCTTCCAAAAATGAACCACACATATATATCGTTTATAAATCGTTCAGTGCGGAAGCTTTCCTCCTTTATCATGAAAAAAAAACGAATCAAACAAAAAATAAAAAGAATTCTAAATCTCATAAATCTATTAAAGAAACTACAATTATTCTTAAAAAGGAAAGAAAAGTTGCAGATGGAAATCCTTGCGAGAAGAATTGCTAGAGAAGAAGGGTTGAACAAATATTGGGAAAATATATTGATTGCTGTTCTTAAATGTGAGAGCGGTCTCAATCCAAAAGCTGTAAATAAAAATAAAGATGGAACATATGATTATGGTATTGCTCAATTTAATTCTTACTGGTATGTTAAAAAAGGATTGATTACAAAGGAAGATTGCTTTAAACCAGAAAAAGCTATTAGGTTGATGTGTCAACGATTCAAGAAAGGACGAGCACGAGATTGGGTATGTTATAAAACAGGAAAGTATCAAGAATTTCTATAAAGGTCGAAACCAAAAAAATTAAATTAATATGGAATCATTAGTTTGTTTTAGCGTTTTGACTCTTTTAACTACAGGCATAACTGAAGTAATTAAAAAAGCAGTCAAACCACCAAAAGGAGTTATTCCTTTAATTGCGTTAATAGTAGGTTTTTTCCTAACAATGATAGCTGATTTTTCTACTTTCAGCTCACTCAGTATTCTAACAGGAATTGCTATTGGTCTTTCAGCTTCAGGGTTATTTGATTTAACAAAATATCCGATAAGAGCAGTGAGAAAGTAAAAGGTCGAAAATAAAATATGTGAAAAAAATATGATTGAATTTAAAAATCAGGAGGAAACAACTCCTGAAACTACTGCAGAAGAAACTCCTGTTGAGAATACTTCTCCTGAAGAAGAATCTACAACAGAAGAAACCTCTTCTGAGTAAGTTTCAATATAAAAAGGCACCGAACAAGGTGTCTTTTTATATTTTTTCAATAGAACCCCTTTGAGATTCCCCTTCTCTCTTTAGTTCTCAGTTGAGTAATAGGATAATACCTTCTACAAGATAAAAATTATAAGCTTAGCTAGAAGCCAAACCAATATTCCTGTCCAAATCAAGGAAAGTAATATCATAAATAATCCAGTAATAGTATCTGCTACCGCTTCTATGAAATCTCTAATCCTCATTTTCATTTGATTTTTCTTTTATTACTAATATTTCTTTACAATCAAAGTTTTCTCTCAGAACTTTTAGAATTTTACTCCTTATCTTTAATTGCGACATAAAAACAAGCTGGTCTTTGATAAAGATATCATCTCCATTTTTCCCATTTTCTTTTAGTTTTTGTAATTCCTTTGTATCAGACATAGTTTTATCTATACATTCGAGGCGTCTCATCTGGATAGAATCTTTCTAATTGTTTTTTCGACCTTTTTTTATCCCATTCAAGAAAATCAAATAGTGGCTGTTGATGATCACTGAATACAGTAGGTTGTTCTGTTAATCTCTTTTCCATCTGTAAAAAGTAATCAATGTTGATAATATTTCTATACTTATAATTTTTCTTTGCTAATTGGTATGAGAATCCAAATGATTCAATGTAATCAATAATTTTCTTTCTTTGATATTCTGGAAGATTCTCTATGAAGTTAGGGTCAACCATTCTTTTTGCTTTTTCTTCACTATTTTTTCCTTCAGATATTAGAATTCTCCCATACGGAGTTAGAATAGCTCCAAACGCAGATGTAAGTGCCCAAGCAGAGCTATCAACAGAAGTGTAAGGATACTTTGCTAGAAGAGCAGGTGAGGTTATTCCGAATCCGTGAGTTTTAATATCAGGTTTCTTTGATTTCTTAATAACATAGAAACATTCATATAACCATTTATCTTTAACACTATCTGAATAATCATTATTAGCAGAAACTCCGATATAATCACATTCTTGGATCATTTTTTCTAACCAGACAAAATTCTCTCCTTGATGAAATACAGGAATTGATTTAACTCCCCTTTCTTTCATTTTATAGTAGTTTTCAAGGCCTAATCTTGCTGCTTCATCATAATCTTTTTGAGTAGGTTTATCTGTTCTACCTCCTCGAATAACATCTAAGCAAACAATGTATTGATCATTAATAACATCTCTGTTTTGTTCTATAAAATTCAGATAATCTTCTAGCTTAACTTCTCTTCCTTGACTCCACGCTGTGAAAGCTCCAGAATCTATCATTAATCTAACCCCGTGTCTTTTTAGTAGTTTTTTACTGAAGAAAGGTTCAGGATAAGCAAATGAGCATAGAATATTCTTTACTCCACAGGTAAGTAGAAGGTAAAGATATTCACGAGCCCCGACTGCAAAAAATATTTTCATTTAGATAGAATTTCTAATATTTGTTCTAACAAATATAATCCATACAATCCTGTAATGGATGCAAGAATCATTATTACGACCTTTATAATTTGAATAATTGTTTCAAACTTAGACATTATAAATTCTTAAAGAGTCTTGGTTTGAATCTTTCAAGAGAATAATTTCCTACCCTGATAGTTGTAAATATTTCTCCTCGCCCCGCAACTTCTAGTTTAACTAATAAATCTTTAGGACTAATAGTTTTCTTGAATTCTTGGTAGATTTTATCAGCTAGATGTTCATGACTGATTGGAATTTTTTCTTCTTCATAGTCCCAAAAATAGAGTTTCAAACTCTTAAGCTCAGGAATGAATTTATCGGGGATAAATCTAATTATAACTCTATACTGATCTTTTATTTCAGTCATAGGACATCGTGCTATGAGCTCATCGAATACATATTCAGTTATCTGTTCGCTTCTTCCTAAGAAAGGAACTGGTCTAATTTTGTGAGGAATATCATATTCTAAACCATAACGAATTCTTTCTTCTAATTCTCTATCAGGGAAATCTTCTATTTTTTTAACGTATTTTATTTTGTCATTTGTCATAGATTACTATATTCTCTTCCGGGAGATTACCCTCTGTCCAATCTGTCGAACTAAGTAGAGAAATAATCTCCTCAAGATGAGAAGGTATTTCAAGATACTGAGATGCAAACCACAATCTTTGTAATTGTGGTAAATCCCAGTTTTTAAAATGTTGATAATTAAACTCTGTGAATTCTATCAAGCATCCGAATTTAAAATTTCTTCCAAATAATCTTTTTGTTACAATTGTACTTTCTCGTTTTTGATCTATCTGAATCGGAGGAAGTGCACAATGAATAGGTTTACTCTCATGAATTGTACAAGTAGCAATTTCTTTATTGTATTGAACCCAATCACATCGAGGAGTATTAGTAGGGTTTCTATACATCCATAGATATTTTTCTTTTCCTTGGATTTTAAATGGAACAGCAACTAGTTTTTCTTTTAGTTTTCGTGGTAAATCATAGTACTCATTTTCAGTCCAATATAGATTAAAACCAACATTACAACTTCGTCCACAACGCTGACAAGCTCCATATCTGAAAAAATTAACAGATATACTCACTCGTTTAGGTTTCTTGTATTTAATTATTTTTTTCTTACCAGATTTGTTCTTTTGAGATAACTCTATTTCGACATCTTCTTTAGATAATCTCATTATCTGGTGTAAAAGTTTTAAGTCTTCCATGTATAACGTATTGTATTAAAGAATTCTTGTCTAGTTTTAGCATCTTCTTCAAAAGGACCAGTTAGCTCAGTAGTAATTGTTGGAATACTCTGCTCAATCCCTCTTGATTTCATACAGTTATGATATCCTTTAATAACAACAGCAATACCTCTTGGTTCTAAATGTTTATTAAAAACATTAACTATATCTTGAGTTAAATCTTCTTGAAGAACTAATCTTGCGCTCAATAACTTGATTATTCTATAGATCATTGACAATCCGAGCGCTTCTTTTCTATAGATGATTCCAAAACTGATATAGTACTCAATATCTTTCAAGTGATGAGGGCACATACTAAAAACATGAAGATCTTTCTGAACTACCATTCCTCTGTACTTTGTCGGAAACTTAGTTGAGAATCTCTGTTCAATTTCTTTACGAGCTTCCTCTCTGTATCCTCTAGTGGCATATAGTAACGCTTTAGTTACCCTTTGAGGAGTTTCTTTCAAGTTAGGATCTTCAAGATCCAGCTCTAACTCCTTCAAGAGTTTTTCTATTAACTTCTCCATTTTCTTTTTGTTCATAATTAAATAATCTAATTTGAAAGTTAGTTTTGGGATTGAATAATTTCACATCCCAAACAGCCATCGGCCTTTTTTTATTTGTTCGTTTTATACATTTTCTAAATGTATATCTTTGTTGTTTTCGACATTCAACACAATTTAGTACTAGCGGGTGTCTCATATACTGTTTTTCTAAGCACTGTGATCTCTGCCAGATAATAGGGATTGGTAATTCATCAAGTTGTCTAAAAATAAATTCTTTTACTTCTTCACTATAGAAAATAATTCCAGCAGGAACCCCTATTTTTGCCTGAAACTCTTTTAGAAACTCATATTTCCAATAATCAAAACCAGTAACATACTGTTCTAGCGATTTAGAATAGAAATAATCTTCTTTATTGAATAAAGCAACAATAAACTTATAACCATCTTTTTCAATCAAGAAATGAGGAAAATAAGGGAAAGTATCCAATCCTTTTTCTTCAATCAAATCATCTAATTGAGTTCTCTGTTTATCATTTGCATACCATCTCTGTTTTTCTGTTTTTATTGTATCTAGTATCTTCCAACCATTTTTCTGTAACCAATGCTTTGCCATTTCTCTGAATTGTTGAGTTTTTAACTTAGCCATAATATTAGAGTTATTAGTTTTTATTTTAATCGACCTTTGAAATTTTTGGTCTAATGTCATTTATTTGTATATACTTACTGTTTTCTAATACACAATGTCCACCGATCTTTTTCATAATAGGAACTAGATTAGGTCTTTTATATTCTGGGTAGCCAAGTTTTTCATATCCTTGATTGTAGTTCTCTGTCCATAAAGTCCACATTTCAAAAGGAACTTTATATTTATCGCACAATCTCCTAACTTCTTTTGTATATTCAATATCTACACCATATTTAGTAGTAGAAAGGATTTTCATTAACTCTGTAGTTTCTGGTTTATTAGTTAGATAAACTCTCAACCCTTTTCTTCTAAAATAATCAGCAATTTCTGAAGCTTTTTCTCCGCCTAAGAATTTAACAAAAGTTTTCAATCCTTGCTCTAAGAAAGGATGGATCCCTATTATCGGTGAATGGATTGCATCACACAATCTTGATGTTCCAACAGGTACTGTACTGTGAATTATAGTATATTTTGGTCTGTAGAGTTTCTGATATTGTTTTACTTGATCTATAAATTGTTCTGAAAAAGGAAAACAAATATGAATTATCTCATAAGAATCTAGGGACTTATTTCTAGAATTATCTTCTTTATCTCTTATTTCACCTCCTATTACTTTATAGAGAGCATTCCCTACCTCTCCTTTTCCTATTATTAAAGATTTTTTTTGAACCATAGTTTTTGTTTTCATCTCTTTATATTATTTCAGCCAACTCGCCGAGAGAAAAGAGAACTACACCTTTCGGCTACGGCGGAATTACGCCTTTTCATTCTTCTTTCCCCTCGTACGAGTTCGCCTCCAAACCGAAATCTCTTAGAATTTTTTTATTTTTAATAATTTTTCCTCTAAAAGGGTGATTCCAAATAGTACTGATTTGGTTCTTCTGGCTATGAATTAATACACAATATCTGTAATCAGGTAATCTTTGAGTATTAAAGATTTTAGGAATATCTTCATGAGTTTCAAAACCATTCATATATTCAAGATACCTGTCAGCATCAAAGAATACTTCAACAGGAAAAATAATGGTATGGAAAGGAGGATTTTCTGTTGGTAACCATTCAGCTAGTTGTTTAGTGTTTCTATCATAGATATAACCTTTTCTAAAACTTAGAGCTGGTTTTCTAGCAAGTTTCTTGATATCACTAATAGCTTTCTTATGAAACATATCATCTGAATCAATCCTTGTGAGAAAAACAACATCAATACCTTTTTTAGGATAAACAGATTGTAAAGCTGCTAAAGAGTCTTGAACATTTTTTCTAAGATCTTTATTTTTATTTTTCAAAGATTCTAATAAAGCACCAGGTAATTTTCTAAGTGTTTTCTCTCTTAATAAACAATTTCTACATATTCTAAGAAAATTAACTATTCTTGGAAGTATCTTTGTTGGAAATTTATCATCCCAATATATTAAACCATGAAAAGTCATTATTACTGGGAAATCTTTGAATTTCTGAAGATATCTTTCTAATTCAATTACTGCTGGATTATTGTATTCTTCAGGTCTGAATGAAAGCCAAGTTAAGAATCTTTTATCTGTTTGATTTAGAAGACTTTTCAATGTATATTCTTTGAAAATCTTGATTCTATATTCAAGCCATTCTTGACTTCTAAAACCAGCATATAGACCTACTCCTGTGAACGGGATATAAACAATGTGAAAAGCGAATTTATTTCCAGGCATATGCTATAATGTGTTCAAAATTATATTTGTAAAGTGGGAAAAATTGAGAGCCAATAATTCTTATCTTAACTTTTTTAAAATCTTTCAATAAATCTCTAATATCTTCTTCAGTAATTCCTTTCCATACATGATTTATATCTACTTCACCTTTTTCTGTCTCTTTGTAAGGACAAGATAGAACAAATACCCCTCCTGGTTTTAGTATTCTATAAACTTCTTTAACAAACACTTCAGGTTCTTTAAGGTGTTCAATAACTTGTCCAGCTACAGCATAATCAAAGAAATCACTAGAAAAACTTGTTTTTTTAGGAACCCAATCTATTGAATAGATCTCAGCTTCTGACTTTTTAATCTTAGCCATCCAAGGAATAAAAGAATAGTAACAACCTAGATCTATTAATTTTCCACCTTTAAAATATTTTAGAAGTAATTGCCATCTTTTAATGTCAAACCATTTGATTTTGTACCATTGATATTTCATAAGAAAGGTTGTTTGTTAATGTTATTTAACCAGAATTCTCTGGCTTCAAGATTTGGTTGCTTTATATAAGCTAATCGATAGAGATAACTCTCTAATTCAGTGTTTGTGGTGTAAGACCAAACATGAGGATATTCAATTCTTGAAATAGGATATTGTCCTAGAAGTACAGATTTTATTACCACTTCAGAGAAACCATCATATTCATTACATCTTAAGCCAGCTTGATAATTTTTTATCTCTTCATTAAATTGTTTTTCAGAAACTTGACCATGAAATACAATATTTTTTCTACCATTCAATCCGTCGTAATTATCAATTCCATAAATATGAAAAACAATATAAGGAAATTTCCTTGACATCAATTCTACTGTTTTAATACCATATTCAACTTCACGATGTTTATGCATACAAAGAAATACATGTGGCGTGGAAGAAGGTTTAAAACTTACTGGAAAATTATCTACACTATCTAAGAAAGAAGGATAAATCTTAGCATTAACTCTTAATTCTTTTAATTGTCTATATTCAGCTTCATTTTCAACATAGTGATCAACTTTGGATCCTGACAAACAAAGCAGAATTTTATTCCAAGGAATCCAATTCAATATCTTTGAAATATTACGTGCTCGACCATCTCCAAAAAACCAATTTCTTTTGAAGTTTAGAATATCTCCTCCACACCAAAAGATAGCTTTCTTTCCACGATATCTGAAAAAATTCTTCCAATCTCCTATGTGATACATTCCAAAGAAAACAACCGGATTGTATTTATCTCTAGGATATGTAGCTTCTTCAAGCTTCCAATATTTCAAGATTTTATCTCTGAAATTGTGAACTGTTGATGAACAACGAATTTTGTATTTCATAATACAGCTTTAATGATGTAACCTACTCTTGACCATTTTTCACCAGGCCAGTCTTTTTCTGTAAGCTTCAATAACTGCACATCTATGTTGTAATCATTGAGTAGTTTTACATAATCTCTTGACCAATGATCATAGATTTTTTCACCTAACTTTGAACCAAAAGTGTTCCATTCGCAGAAAACCATTGCTTTCTTAGTAACTCTAATAAATTCTTCAATAACTTTTCTGATTTCTCTAGGTTCAATATAAATCAGCAGAGCGTCAGTTAATAAAATGTCAAATATTTTATTTGAAAAAGCTAATTTATCAGCTCTCCATCGATGCAAAACCACATTCGAAAGTCTTTTATGTGCTTCCAGAATTGCTTTTCTATTGATATCTACTCCTACTAGTTTTACTGAAGGAAATCTCTTTTGAATTAGAGATAAATTCGGTCCACAATTACATCCTACCTCAAGTAAACTATCAAAAGGAAATAAATCAGTAAGTGTGTTAAGTATTACTTGACGATGAGGATGATTTCTACTTTTCCAATACTCATCTATCCAGTTCTTTGCTGTGTTAGTTTCCCAATCTCTGTTTTTATCATTTAACTTTCTTTTCTTCCAGTATCTACTATTTTTTATAGAATTCTTTGATCTTCTCAATAACATAATCTACTTGCCAATTTTCCATTTCTGGATTCATAGGAAGAGTTATTACTTCTTTTGCTAACTGTTCTGTAAATGATAAATCCATTAAACGAGCTTTTTCTTTAACTTCAGAAATGAAATGATTTGGTTCTGGTTCGTGAATCTGTGTTTCAACTTCTTGTTCTTTAAGATATTCGAATAATTTATCTCTATTCTGAGCTCTGATAACATAATTTTCATGAGCATCATCACCTACAAGAATAACTTCTTTAACATCTTTTAATCCTTCATTATATGCTAGAGCAATTTCTCTCTTTCTATTTCTATATTCTTCTAGATACTTCATTTTAACATTAAGAATTGCAGCTTGAATATTGTCTAATCTTGAATTCATTCCTAAACAAACTGTTTGAGTTTTTGTAGCTCTCCCATGATCTCTTAAGAGATGAACCTTTTCAGCTATAACAGGATCATTGGTGGTAATAGCTCCGCCATCTCCACAACAAGGTAGTACTTTTGAAGGATAAAAACTGAAACATCCTGTATCTCCAATTGAACCAGCTTTTCTTCCTTTTTTATCTGTTACACCTAATGCTTGACAAGCATCTTCAATTATTCTTAAATGATATTTATCTGCTATTTTTTCAATAGTTTCCATATCACACATTCTTCCATTGTAATGAACAGGAATAATGGCTTTAGTTTTCTCACTGATTGCTTCTTCAATTTTACTAGTATCCATTAAGTAGTTTTCTTTCACATCAATTAGTACTGGTGTTGCTCCAATTTGGCAGATAGCAGCAATAGTAGCGATAAAAGTATGAGAAACAGTTATTACTTCATCACCTCTTCTTATTCCTGATGCCCACAAGGAAAGATAAAGTGCATCAGTTCCAGAATTAAGACCTCGAGCATATCGTGTTCCAATATATTCAGCAAAATTCTTTTCAAAGATATTATGATCCTGCCTCTGAATTAGATCGCCTCGGGTTAAAGTATCTTGAATAGCTTTATCTACTTCATCTTTATATTTTGAATAATGTAATTTCCAATTTACGAATGGTACTTTCATAATTTTTATTTTAATTATTTATTTTTTATTCGACCTTTCTTTCTTCATAGGTTTTTAAATAATTAGTTAATTCTATTACTGCCTTCGTATATCCTTCCCAATAATCTGAACTCTTTCCTTTTTCGCTCGGTTTCAAATCTCTTATTTGATAAAAAGGCAGTTCTTCAAATAATCGGTTAGTGCTGATTAAGTATCTTTTAATTTTCTTTTGTTTCTTCATAGGGTTATTTAGATTTTAAGTTTTTTAATTACCTCTTTTAAGGTTTCCTCTCTTTCGTCTAACAAAAGTTGATATACTTCCAATGCCCATTTTTTGACGAACCAATCATAAGGTTTATTTGCCCCACTTTCATCAGAACAAATGGCATCTACTAATTTTTTACATTTTTCTAATTTTTCTTTCTTCATAAGGTTTATTTAGTTTTTTTGGTCGGTTTGAACGAAAAAACCTCACTATTTTCTTTTTTCTTTTAATTTTCTTTTGTTTCTTCATAGGGTTTGGTTGGGTTAATTATTTTTATCAACCTTTATCTCATATTCTAATGGATCTTCAACTCTATTCTTCTCAAATGCCTCAAGGCGCTCTCTACAAGCTCCACACTTCCCACATGCTTTTTTTCCTCCTTTGTAGCAAGTCCAGGTTAAATCGTAAGGAACACCTAATTGTAGACCTCTCTTAAGAATTTCTATCTTATCCATATCTATATAAGGAGCTAGTATTTTTACTGGATGATAATCAGCTATCTCTGAAACAGAAGAAAACTTTTCAACAAATTCTTTTCTACAATCTGGATAAATGGCATGATCTCCTGAGTGAGCTGCATACGCAACAAATTGCGCTCCTTTTGAAATAGCGTGTCCTACAGCTATTGAAAGCATAATTGCGTTTCTATTAGGAACAACTGTAAGCTTCATTGTTTCTTCTTTATAGTATCCTTCTGGAACATTAATATCATCTGTGAGAGCTGAACCTTTCAATAATTCTCTGATACTTGAAAGATCAACAATATGATGTTCTAACTCTAAGTTTTCAGCGATAACTGATGCTGAGTTAATCTCTCTCAAATGTCTTTGACCATAGTTAAAAGTAAGAACACTTACAACATTATAGTTTTGATCTATCAAATCATAAAGCATTGTTGTCGAATCCATCCCTCCCGAGAGTATGACAACAATTTTCTTATACCTTTCTTCTTTTTCCCCATAGAAAGATTTGCAACCGAGGGGAATATGAGTATCCTTCTGATATGATTTTGTTAATAAAGTATCTTCCATGATTTCTTAATTCTTTATTGGTTATGCCTTCTGGCATTACCCATACTCGATTTTGTGGAATATTAATTTTTTTTATCAATTTCTTCATTTCTTCCCAATCTTCATCTGTTTGAACAACGAATTTAAAGATAGAATCTGTTTCAATAACAAACTTTCTTAGAATTCTTGGTTTTATTCTATATCTTCTTAGATTATTTGAAGAACCTAGTTTAGGACTAACATTATATCTAATTGAATTCTCTAAATAATAATCTTTAAATCTACTTATATCAATTGGTTCTAAGGTTCCATTTGTTTCAATTTCAAATTCCATACCTATAAAGAATTGCATCAATGTTCTAAGTTGTCTTTTATACAGAAGCGGCTCTCCTCCTGTTACTACTACTAATTTTGTCGAAGCTTCCTTAATTTCCATAACGATATCTTTGATATCTTTTATCTCGCTTGGTTTTCGGGCGTATCTGGTATCGCAATACTTACAATCTAGGTTACAACCAGCTAATCTAAGAAAAAAGGCAGGTCTCCCTATTGAGAGGGCTTCTCCTTGAATTGATTTAAATGTTTCAACTATTGGAAGTTTTGCCATGTTTTATTGAGAACTTTGATCAGAAGCAAGTAGTAATGAATCTGCAGAGGAAGATGATAGAAATCTAGTATATGAATTAAATATAACAGAATTACCTGGAGATTCAGAAATTTTTACAATAATTTCAGTGATGAAGTTTCGTCTCTGTTCTCTAATTATTGTTTTTATTCTTTTGCAGATTTCTTGTGCTATATTCTCAGCGGTAGGATTATGAAACTTTTTATTCAAGTTTGTATGATCATAGCTTTTAACAATCCTTTTCAGTTCTTCAAAGTCAATGACCATACCATCTCTTAACTTTGCTGCCTGTAAAGTGATTTCAACTTCCCATCTATGACCATGAAAGTTCAAACATTTTTCTGTTTTCAAAGAAGGGGTGCTCTTCAATTGATGCGCAGCATCAAAATGATCTCTATACTTAAGGACAAACATAGTTATTTAAAGTAATGATTAATTGTATTATAAGCTTTTTCTTCTAATTGTTTAACCCTCTCCGCAGTTATCTTGAATACTTCAGCTATCTCAGGATATGTTCTTCTATTAACAAATCTTAGAATAAGAATCATTCTTTCTCTTTCTGAGAGTTCACTTAATATATGAAGAACATTAATATGATTCTGTTTAGTAAATAATTGTCTTTGTGGTCTCATTGTTTTATAATTTTTCTTGTATTAATTGATCGACCTTTTTGTGCAAAGATTTAATATTATCATTGATTATTCTTATAGCATTCATTACTTCTTTATGCCTTTTCTCAGTTGCTGATTCTGGTCTCCAAATATATCGACAATCAGGATATGCAGTACATCCTAAGAATTTACCATATTTACCTGACTTCTGGCTTAAAGGCATTCCACATTTAGGGCATTTTGTAGGTGGATTTTGTTCAGTTTGATTTGGCATAGGTTTGAAGGTTTTGTTTATTTGTCCTTCGCTTAGCGAGTTTCCCCGCCGTGACGATTATCTCTATTCTTTCTCTTTCTTTTCTTTCTTCTCAGCGGCGTGATATTTCTTTACTTCTTCCAAGAGATTCTCTCTCAACATCTTGAATAATACTCTTTGAGTAACAGGGTGATATAACCTTAATCTTCCTTGTGAGTCTAACAGATATTTTTTGACTAATCTTAATTCAGGAGTAAGTAAACTTTCAAGAACAGACATCTCTTGTCCAATTGAATTATTATTGTTTTTTTCTTGAGGCATATTATCTTATTTCAACTAGAGCTAGATTATTATTTTGTCGACCTTTATTTTTTTTCCAGTTCCACCATTGTAATGGTTCTGGTAGTTTCCATAATCTTGGTTCATTGTTCAAGAGTAAACAATGATCTTCTTCAACAGTATATTCAGCAATTTCAGGTAATTGTGAACTTTTAAAAATACCGTAATATACTTTTTTCTCTGTAATTACTTCTTCTAATTTTTTTCTATCTGTTGAGAAAACATAAATGTTTTTCTCAGGAAGATAGAACACTGTTATTGAATTTTCATGACAGAATAAATATATCTCATCTGGCTGTTTTTTATCTATTAGAGCACAAGCCCAAGACCCTCTCAAGCAATAATTAGTCTTAGCGATAGATCTTATTAGAGTATTTCCTTGTCCTAGAAAATGATTTATCAATTGAATAATAATCCATGAATCTGTTTCTCCTTTTTTCTTAATACCAAACTGTTTTGCTAGTAAATCATCATTCCAAACTGTTCCTTGATGAACTAGAACTAAACTTTTATCAACGAAAGGATGGTTGTTAATATTGAATTTTTCATCACCCTTTGTAGGATAGCGACAATGACCAACAACTAATTCTAAAGAGTTATCTAAGATTTTTCTTACTTTTTTTAGTTTCAAGAATTCTGTTGCTGTAACATCTTTTTTATATGCGAACACTTTACCAGTTTGAAGTTGTTTGTGAAGATTCTGTTGTTCCGGGACGGCTATCAGTCCGGATGCTTTGAGCCCTCTGTATTGATGGGACAGCAGAAGGTCGTGGAACAACGGGCGGAAATTGAATATTCTGTGATTCGGTTGCGTCTGCGTAGATGGTAGGGTATTGATTTTGATCCCCACTATTGAACACATAATAATTATAATCCATTTTCCACCCTTCAGCGATATCACCTGAGTATTTTCTATTCTCTTTTATCGCTTCAAAGAGTGGATAAATATACTTTAGTAACCCTCCTAATTGACCTTTTTTAAGTATTGTTCTAATGTTTTGTTCTCTGATATCTTTTAATTTCCAGGTATTATAATTATAATACCAATGATTAACTTTCTCAATCCATTCTAGGTCATGAGCTTCTTTTCTGATTTTTAATTGATTTATTAGAGTTAGTTGAACAATAGCGTAAGCTAGAGCAATAATTCCTTGAGTTATTTCTTTGTCAAAGAGGAATGATGGTAATGTTCTATATTCGAACCCATGTGGTTGCGTTCTATGATTACTAAGAAGTCCATAATCTGATGATTTTACCCTTGTGAGAAATACCTGTTTAGGAAATAAAGGTTGAACTGTTAGTGCTAACCAATAATTAAGATTGTATAAACACTTCTCAATCTCGTTTGATGATTTAATAGAAAAATGAATATGTCCTCCACAAGGGGGATAGCTTTGTTTATGACTTGCATTTATTTCAACTCCTTCACGTAATCTTCCTCCTTCTACAATAGTTCTAATTGTACTTTCAATATTTTTGATGTGAATTTCAATATTGTTATCAGAGGAAGGTGCTGCTCTGATTTCTCCAACTTTTCCACCATGATCATATCCTACATTACCATGATACTCAGCGGCGACAGCGCTTGAAGCATGAATAGGTTCTCCTCTTCTAATAAAGAGATATTCTATATCACTCCCTATTTGAAACTTAGGAAGACTTTTTATTTTCTGTGGCATATTTTTTGTTGAGATATTCAGTTTTTATCATTGTTTTTTTATACCATTGTTCACCTTTACAATGAGTTAGATACGGACAAAATCTACATCTCCAGTTAGGTGATAATTTACCTGATTGGTTTTCTACATCAGGAAGTTTATCAGGAAGTTTTTTTTCATCCCAATATCTCTGTAATTCTTTTAATTCATCCTTAATTTTTTGTTCCATCTTCTTATTAAATTCTACAGTAAACTCTAGTAATCTTGAATCATCTTTTGAAATATAGAGAATTCTCCCTTGATTAACTGGATATTTCTTTTTATCAATGAAAGTTAGATAACTTGCTACTTGATAAACATGCTCTTTTTGAGGACCTTGTTTTTCTAAATAATAGAAACTTTGTGAATGCTGTGTTTTGAAATCGTATAAGAGAAGAGGAAGTTCTTTAATTTTTTTCATCCTTTTGATAGTCCAGTTATACATTTTTTCATTGAATTTTTTCTCTCCTGTCTGTTTATCTATAAACTCAAAATGTTTTTTTTCTACTTTAGGTTTTCCTCCTACAAGGGCATCAAAATGTCCAATATAATTATATTCTTTATTTACTATTTCAATTTCTTTTGCTACAAGAATTCCAATTCTTTTTAGAAAATTCTGATATTTCCAGTGAAAAATATCACCTGTATCAAGAACTCTCCTTGTTCTCTCATCTAATGTTTCAGTCGGTTGTACTCCTTGACGAGCATAGATTCTTTTTCTAAAACAAGATCCCATATCAGATCCTCGCCATTTATCAACAGGTTTTTGTGTTCTTCTGAATTTTTCTTCAAGATACTCATTCTCGAGATCTTGAATCGTCCATTTTTCTAAATTCATTTTATTTTAAAGTTAGTCTACAAGTAATTTTGAATCAGCTGGTTTATTCCCTCGTATAATATCTTTAACATAATCTGTCAGAGTTATTTTCTGCTCTTCTATTTCAGCAAGTCGCTCAATATCTACTGTTAAAAAAATATTCTTTACAGCATACTTATCAAGGTTTTTTACAGCATCTTGGACAGAAACTCCTCCTCTTATCATTTTTACAAGAGCATGTATGTGCCGTGTACTGAATTCTTTTTGCTTAGCATACTTGAATAACTCTTCTTTCTGTGCAGATGGTATCCTTGATTTCAGAATGGTGAGAGCTACATTAAGAGGGATCTTTCCTTTATTACTTTCACCTCTACCTACAAAACCTATCAATTCTCTATATCTTCTTGGGACTTTTTTATAAACTTCCCAAACATCTCTTACTCTTGTTGTTGGAATACTGAATTTTGCTGCTATTTCACTGAAAGAATATCCTTTATCTGTTAGCATTCTACAAACTTTTCCTAATTCCATCGGTGCAATTTCTTGTCGGTGAATATTCTCAATCGTGTTCTGAGTTAAGAAATTTTCTTCAGAGAATTCTTCAGGAATAATTATACAAGGGATTGTTTTCCATCCTAACTTTCTTACAGCTTCTAATCTTCGAGCACCATAAGCAAGAATATATCCTTTATTCTTTGTTTCGTAAACTCCAATGGGATGCTGAAGACCATTACTTGCTATGCTTTTCATCAAACCAGAAACATCTTTAAGAATTGATCTAATATTCTGGTAGATTTTGATTTTGCTGATTGGTAATTCTTTGATAGTCATGTTTTTATCTATTTTGGTTTATTATAATCGACCTTTTAGTTTAAAATCTTTGGAAAACTTTTTATTATATTGTATTGTATGAAAACTAAAGATATATGTCAACCCCTTTGCAGATCAAGGGAAAAACCATAAGTTATCCCCACCTTAATTTTTCAAAAATAAAAAAACAATTGTTAGGAGATTTGTAATTAGAATACATTTTCTTCCCATACTTTATTGACATCAATTTGTTGTTCTTCTGTTTTTTGAGGTTGACTTTTTTCAAAATTTTTACTTTCTTTATTTTCTATTTCAACATCTGTAAATGGTCGAGGTTCTATGTGATATTGTTTTCTGTAATTATCAACTTGACGAAGTTCTTCGTTAGTAAGAAGTTCACAATCACGAGGGATTCTCCCTTTTCCTATGTCAGCGCAACAAAATCCAACCCAGATTCCTTTTACTTCTTTTTCTAAGAAACAATAAGAGGTAAGATGTTTGTAATAATTATTCCACTCATTTACCCTTACTAACTTTTTGACCCAGAGTTGTTTCTTTTTATTTGAATCCATATTTTTGAGAGTTTAACAGTGTAACCATAAGATTAAAACTATCTCTCACTGGAGATCTCTTTATCTCTCAAGTGTTTACCCTAAGATAGGTATAATCTTATAGCTGTTCCTTAAACTCCTTGATTATCCTAATTAAACTTTTATATCTTTTTGGATGATTAAAAACTCGACTATTAAACTTTCTTACAAAGTCGAGGATATCTTCTTCAATACCTTTATTCAATTTCAATCCTCTTGGCTTATACTTTTCTTTAAAGAGAAAACCTTTACTTACTAATCTCTGAATTCTATCAACAGCTGAGCTAAAAGATTTCAATTTAAATTCTTTACAGATTTCTTCTATTGAAGGATAGTATCCATTTTTTGATGAGAATTTTCTAATAAAATCAAGTGTTTCTTTTTGAACTTTAGTTAACATTCTATCTTTTTGCATAAGATGGTATCTCAACATCATTGCCATCCCTTAAAAATCGAGGAATCTGATAATAAAGTTGAGATATTTTAGTTAATTGTTTATTCCAGAACTTATCTTGAAGCAACCAATCAATTGCTTCGAGAGCTTGTTCCATTGTGTATTTTTTAAGAATATGACGAGCAAAATTACGTTGTTTTTGCTCAGATTCTCCCAACCTTTTAAGATTTGTTTTTTCTTTAAACATCATGATAAGATAATTAATTTCAGCGGATCCAGAAGAAGATTTTTCTTTTTTCTTCTGAGATATACGTAGTATATCTTTATTAATCTTATTGTTATAATCTATTTTGGGTGTATTCTTTTTAACTGCCGGGATGTGGATTTGAATGCCCCCCGGGGTGTGTAGAGAAATACTACGAAATGTACCTTTTTCGCTTCTTTCAATTGAAATTTTAATATATTTTTTATCTTTTAATTGTTTTAAGTTGTTCCAGATTGAGTCTTCCTTGATTCCAATTCTTTCTGCTAGGTATTTATTAGTAGCAGAACAGCATCCATTCTTCTTTGTTAAAGCAGTTATTTCACCATACAACAGTTTAGAAGTAGAAGAAAGACTCTTATCTTCAAGTATTTGTAGAGGAATAACAGCATAAAAGCTCGGTTCAAATAATTCTTCTAATTGTTTTTGAGAAGTAATCCCCTTACTCAATAAAGTTCTTCCAAGAATTACTTCTTGAGGAAATTCTTCATTTTTTTTAAAAGACATCCTAATATGAGTTTTACACTGGTTTACTCATACAGGTTTGATTAGAACCCACAAGGAAATTCTAATCTCTATTTATTTTATTAACCCACAGAATTGTTCTAGGGCGCTTTGAATTATAAAAGATCTTTGTTTTTAAATCAATTACTCTGTTATCATTTTCTATAATTTCTCCTTTTTCTAAAAATTCTAATACTGTTTTTAGTAAATTATCAATATCAGCTCTTCTTTTTCCTTCTCGATAAAATTCTACTTTAAGAGAAATATCTCCTGTGAGAGTTCTCTTAATTTTATATTCATATCTGATAATTTCAAGACAATGTTTTAGATAATCCCAATATGATT